AGTAGCTTCTTCTATAGGATCATAGACGTATAACTTTTCTTTATTTTCTATGTAATTTAATAAGATATTCCGCATCTAAAACTGCCAGTGGTTTTTTGTTATTCTTTTTTATAAAGAGTATAGGTTCATACTTACCTGAGTTTGTCTCTGCTTGATTGTACGCATCCCATACATTTAATCTTTCTTGATTCTTACACTCAATGGAGAAAGGGAACTTCTGACGAGCCATCTGTGCCATGATTAAGTCCTCGCCAGAAGCTCCCATGCTCCTACTCTCTATGTCTTCTTCATTTATAGAAAGTATATTTATCAGCTTGTCTCTCACCCACTGCTGAAATCTTCTACCCTTTGCTTTGGCACTCTGGGTTTTCATATAACTTCTTCCACATTCGGAACTGTTGTAACCTGTGTGAGATATACAGGACCGGATGCATAATTAAACTGGCGAAGCCCTTGACCATTGTTAGCATCAGCCCAACAGATACGCTTATAATCGCAGTACCGACAACCAATGGCAAGCTGGCGATTACCAGACTTGTTGAAGGGAACGTCCTCGTAACATTTAGGCGGGGGTTCTTTATTCTCCAAGGATTTTTTAATGTCTGTAATCGTAGTTTCGACATCATCAAACTCCATCTGATGTAATGGTAATAGGGTTAGCTCACCACTTTGTTTATCAATAGCTAAGAATGCTGCTTCCTTTTCATTGTTTGCTTTTGCATAAGCAGAGAGTTGACTAATGTAACCAAACGGATCGTTACTAGATAGTGTTCCATCTTTAAACTTTTTAAATGCATAAGCTGATGCACTCTTAACGTCTACTGTAACACCATCAATCTTACAATCTTTATGTCCTACTACACCGCCTATCTTAACTCTCTTCTGCTGTTCTGTTACAGAATGTCCTGAAACAAAAGAAAGGAATAACAAAAGTTCTTCTATCATATGACCATATATAAATTTAATATAGTCATGAGGTTTAAGTGCGCTTTCTCCTTCCGCTTTAGTAAGCTGATACCAAAGTTGTCTCTTTGGTTTGCCTACATTTGATAATCGTAATGTAGCAGGTCTTTTTTCTTTTCGTTCTTCAAGAGATTTAATCAAAAGATTTGCTATATTTCTGCCAGCTTTTTTAGCTGCTTTCTCTATATCATCTTTTGATCTTCTACTCTCATGATTCTCAGAAAAAAGATCATAAATATCCTCTACTAAAGTAGTTATATTTTCCATAGATGGTTAGGACAGGACTCCGAAGAGTCCTGCCCATCTCCATTAGTTAGAGGGGAACGGGATATCTTCTTCCGAAGAAGCATATCCACCAGAGACAGGAGCAAAATCCGAACCTCCTGCCTGTTGATACTCAACCAAGTCTACTACTTGGAGAGCTACAAGGTCGGCACCGACTCCCGTCTTGTTACCGAACTTCCAATCATAAGCCCGATACTTAACATTAACGAGGGAGCCGTTTCCAATAAGGGTATTATGCATGGGGGAATTATTGGAATCAACGACCTTTGGTGCAGTGTTTACTCCACCATCATTACGCCTGACCTTACGCTTGATCTGGACGTAATCTCCTTTCTCGTCACCCTTGTTGCGGATGGCGATACCGTCTGCCTCTAGAGTGGTTTTAGCCTCGTCATCTAGATTACAGACATTAACTTCCCACACACCATCAGCATCAAAGGTGGTGTTAGGGGCTACGACAGATGCCCAAAAGGCAGTACCAGAAATGATATTGTATTTATAATCAGCCATGTTATGCTCCTTTAGCTTGCTGCTACTTCATTCAAACGATAACGAGTGTAACTACCACCCTCTGGTAGTTTAGCTGTAACAGTATCAATAGGATAACCTTTGCTACGAAGATCAGAAATAGTAGCTGTAAGATTCTCACACCATCCCCGTTGGATAGCGGTCTTACGGGTTACTCTCATGCCCTTCTTCAAAGCGCCTAATACTTTCATTTCACAGTTCGACATAAATATAATCTCCTTTCATGTCTGTTTCAATATAATGTTTATAACATACTTATTTTATAATGTCAAGAACTTTAATGCGTCTCTGCCCAATTTTTTCCTACTTTAAATTCAGAGTCCAGTGGGCATTTAAGATCATATATATCTTGGACTTCTTTAATAGCAGTGTTAGTGATCTCACCAAACTTTTCTGTATCGACGTTGGCAACCTCAAATTGGTACTCGTCATGAACACTGGCTACAAGCTTTGCATCTACTCCTGACTTTTGTATTTTATCAATCATTTGAACGAGCCATTGTTTACATATCACCGCACCTGATCCTTGTATCAAGGTATTGAGAGATGCATGTGGTGATCTAATGTGTAACAGCCGTCCATCTAATCCTCTGATCATGCCAGATTCAGAAGCTTCTGTCAACTTCTTTTTTAATAAATTAAATTTAGGCATGTTACTCATAAACTTACTGATTAAATTTTCTCCTGTCTTAGAATCTCCTCCTACAATTAATCCAATCTTTGCGGCACCTGCTCCATACATAAGTGCATAGATAAATGTCTTTGCCTGATCCCTATTTTGTAACCCAGCCATCTTCTGATTAGCTGTATGTACATCACCATTTAGAATCTCATTAACAAAGTTTTGATCATCCATGAAGTGAGCAAGTCCTCTCAACTCTAATCCTGAAGCGTCAGTACCAACAAGACTATGTGTCTCTGGGTTCTGAACAGTCCAACAGGACCGACACTCTTTACCAAAGGGAGAGTACACTGCAGGTACTTGAGCCATGTTAGGTGATGTATGTGCCATACGTCCTGTAACAGTTCGTAGCGTTAGCACTCTACCATGCACTCTCCCATCAGTCTCAGCAGCTTCTACCCATGAAGCTATTTGAGTATGACGTTTCTGTAGTAGTAGATATTCAGATATTAATTTAGCTTCATCCATATCAATTGTACTTAATACATCTTCATCTACAATCACATTACCCTTATCAGTTTTCTTTGTAGGTTTCCATCCTAACTCCATTAGTCTTTCACCAATCTGCTTTCGAGATGCTGGATTAAACGGTTCAATAATATCTTTTAAAGGTTTACCGCTTCTCTTGTGTACTCGACCAGTGGTTACAATGGGAGGGAATACCTCTTGCAACTGATTATAAATATTTTGTGATCTATCTTGCAAAGATGCCATAAAGGTAGTTGCATATGGAATATCCAGATAAAAACCAAAGTTCTCTTGATCATTAATGATCTTTCTTATCCGGTGTTCTAGATCAATACTTCTTTTAGAAAACTTAGAACCTTCTTCCCTCAGATAGTTATACAGTTTATATGTTATATTAACATCTTGTTTGCAGTATTCTAACATATCTTCAGTGAAATAATCAAAGTTCTCTATACTTCCTTTGGGTAACTCAAACCGTTCACCCCATGACTCTAGTGAATGTCCACCATCTCTCATGGGGTTGAACAGTTGTGATAGTATCAATGTATCTAAGATACTATTATCTTTAATCTTTGTACCACAAAGTTTATTAAGCATAGGTGCATCAAAAGATAAACCATTGTGCATAATAAACTGTGATACATTTCTTGCAAAGTTAGGAAACCTTACTCGGCATTCGTCACCCTTAAAAACATAGGGCTTCTTACCGTCGATGTCATACGCCACTATACAGTGGACATTGGTTGCTTCGTTTAAAAACCCATTAGTTTCTATGTCAAGGATGCATTTCATAATGTAATAAGTTCAGCCTTTTCAGTTGGAACAATAAAGAAGTATTCTCCTTTGGATACAAACCTGTTGGGAACCTCCCTCAGTTCACAGTCATCTAGTATATTACTATCAATTTTCCAAGCAGATGTAAAGCTTTTATTGAAGATAAGGAAACATAAATCTTTTTCTTTGTTTCTTGCATAGTTAATAAGTCTCCGCTTGCGCTCACTCAGTTGAATATCTTTCCAGTGCTTGGGCCATTCACCATCCCACACTAGCTTGACCTCAACCTCTGTGAGATACTGCTTGCCGTCTTTGGAGCTACGGATATCTACCTTCATATCTTCTTTGGTAGATGTAATTCTATGTCCAATAGACTTCAAGTATTTTTTGCCAGCATCTACACTCTTTTGGTTTACCATATTGTATAGCTGTCTGTCAAACTTTTTCTTAACTCTAGTCGTTGTCAAAACCTTCCTCCTCGTCATCTTCATTTACATCAAAGGGGTTGGATATCTCAGACATCCTACCACTATCTTTGTCGTAATACAAGTAGGTGGCAATGCCAGTATCACCTGTGTACCTGTTCTTTAGAATGCGAACCACAGTGGTATTAGCCAGCGTCTCATCTTCTTCTTGTTGGTTTCTCTCCAAGGCAATCACACCATCACTTAGATGGGCAATGCTCTGGCTACCTCTAAGATGTGCAAGAGACACCTCTCGTCCATCCTCATGACCTTTGTCGCCTGATGCCCGGCGCAGATGGGATACCAACAACAAGCCAACTCCTGTCTCTTCTACGAGAGACCGAAGCTTTGTCATTAGAATATCAATAGATCGACGCTCATCACCATCCTCTTGTCCAGAAACAAGGATCGACAGGTGATCAAGAATAATCCATTTACAATCAAGAGCCTTTGCCATAAAGCGCACCCGATTTAGTATCTCGTCGTTAGAGATAGAACCGAAGTGATCGAAGGCAAAGAAACGTCCTGTACCTACGGTAACACTCTGCCACTTTTGTAGCTGATCAATAGAGAAAGTATCCCGCACCTCTTTGATGTATAGTCGTTGACTTGCCTCAACAGACATGATGTTTAGCGCAGTGTTACGAATGCTCTCTTCTAAAGCAAGAACACCGATGTTATCGGTAGAGGTTTTCATAATATGATGCATTAACTCTCGAATGATACTGCTCTTACCCATGCCTGAACCTGAAGTAAAAGTTAATAGCTCACCAGTACGCATGCCATATATCTTTTTATTGAGTCCCGTCCAAGGATAAGGCACTGTCTCACAGAAGTCTTCTTCATACAGTGTATCTCCAAGGGCATCAAGATTAATAATACCTGCAGGGGTATACGGCTCTGCTGCCCACCATGTGCGAACAAAGCTTTCTTGATTGCCAGTTCGTAGATAATCAGATGCATCCTTGAACTGACTAAGATTAACAATCTTACATTTGTGTGGCTCAAACAAGCCAGCAACTTTCTCTGCTGCCTTATGTCCAGCAGCATCATTATCAAAGCAGATAATAATATTTTCAAAAGAATTAAGATAGTCAAAACTTTTCTTGCAGTCTGCCAGTGCAGAGCTAGAAGACTTGACTGACACACAAGGCCATTTGCTGCCAAACATTTGGTATGCTGCCATAGCATCAAGCTCGCCCTCGGTAATGGTAATATATTTACCTTTAGCAGAGAACTTGTTGCGACCAAACAATACAGCACCTGACATATTACCCTCAGATAAAAAGCCTTTGTTCTGTACAGTACGAATCTTTGTAGCTATCTGCGTATTGGAGTCATCGTAATACGGGTAGATATGCTTGAAAATTGTGCCGTTGTTGGTCAGAGTAGTTACGTTGTAAGCCTTACAAGTATCGGCAGATATCTTACGATCTGGTATGCCAGTGATCTGACCGCTTGATAGGTTAGATGTATAAACATTTTTGATGGGCGACTGTGCCGCTTCCATGTTGTCCTCACTTCCAAAAGTTTCACAAGAAAAACACCATGTAGTACCGTCATCGTAGACTGCATTGGCATCTGACGATCCACAGTTGTCACATGATGTATGTCGTACAAATTTAGCGTTAGTTCGTTCCATTATCTCTCCTCTATTTAATCCCCATACAGTTCGCAGAACTTACTGTATGGGTATTAAATAGTATGTCTCGTCTGGATCATAACCCAGATGACGTACCATGTCAACTCGTTCTTCAATAAATTCTTCAGCTTCTCTTTTAGTTTGAAATGATAATGACTTTTCTAATTCACCATTACCTGCTACCTGAACCATCCATCTATCAGTCATTTGTTAATGCCTTCCATGAAGTTGGGTATAAAGTTGTACAAATTTCATTCCATTGAGATGCTATCTCTTGGATTTCTTTTTGTGCATGGGGATCACTTCTTAAATTGTAGGCTCTTGCCCATGCATATAAAGAGCCAGTTACATAATAACTTGTGTACATAGATTGTGGTAACACCATCCTAGCTTGCTCTGGGCAAACACCTTTGCGTAGTAGCTCTTCGTATGTCCATAAAGAATTTTTTATAGAAAGTTTATAGATGTCCACCATAGGTGGAGGTCTTTCTCCCACAGGGTTTATATTAATTGTCTCTTCACTGCTACCCTGTTTTGCATTATTTGCTTTAGCTCTCCATGCGTCCGGTGTATAAATCTTTGGAGTATCATCAACATAGCGCCGACTGACTTCATTATAACTAAAGCCTATAGTATGTTTAAATCTTTGACGGGCTACAAAGATAGGTACAGTCTCTCTCATTGTAATAGTACAGTGAGTAAAGGGTGTGAAGTGATTATGCTTTGCAAGATACTTTATTAACTTTGTATCTTTTTCTGTAAGCAAATGTTCTATAGGCCCAGCGGGAGTTATATTTTCCCACTCACTTTCTTTATTAAAAGAAACTCTAGCTGCATTAACTACAGTTAGATCGTCACCCATAGAATTAATAAGTTCGATCTTCACCTGCTTCCTCCTCTTCGACTTCAATAAGTGTATCTACAAAAAACTTTTTGTCAGCCATGATCTCATCTGTCTCCTGACTAGCCAATCGCCTAGCCTCTTTAATATCATAGCCTTCTTGTTGATACTCTTTTACAAGTCCTTTGTAAATACTTTTTCTATCTCTATCCCATAAGTTCTTAGCCATCTTCTGCTCCATAAAATATGTGTTGACCTAAAACCATTAATTTTTTATAAGGCCAGTTAGGGTTAATGTAAACTGCATGATAATATAATGCTTTATCAAGGTGATGTAGCCTAGCCCCTTCCATAGCAAAGGATGCTACTTGATAAGATTCCTGTAGGGAATACTCATCTGAAAAATTTTCTGGCTTGCCATCGCAGTAATAACTAAATTGACATTTATCTCTAACAGGATTACCCTTCCAATATTTTCCTTGATGTACAACATCACAAATGTTTGACGGGAAAGAAGGATGATTTACTCTATTCATAATAACTGTAGCAACCGCTAACATTCCAGAGAATAATTCACCTCTTGCCTCAAAGTATAATGCTTCTGCCATGCAGTCTAACTGTTTATCATATTCTAAATCTTCAGATTTAGCAACAGTAGATTTAAATAACACAAGAATGATAAAGCCTATTATAAATACTCTCATGAGTTTAATGCCATTACTACAAGATAAGCACCTACAATAACTGTGTTAATTACTATTAGTTCTATAATCATTTTAATCCTACTTTAGTTTAATTACTGATAGTTGTTCTAAAAGATTTTCGCAACTTTCTAACTTAGCTTTTAAATATTCCATTTGTTTTTTTAACTCTGTATTATTTTTATATTGCACATAAAGTTGCTTGTTAAGTTCTTTAATTTCTTTCTTAGCTAATTCTATTTCACTCAACATCTCCAATAAATTCCTTTGATATTTTTTCTTTTAATAATGATAAAGATAAAGCTAATGTAAATAATTGTTCATTTTTACTATGTTTATCTACCATAATATCATTAGCTAAATCTATTAAGTCATTGATATCACATAATATTTCAGGGATAAATCCTGTATTATACTCAGCCATTCTTTTCTCTTCCGCATCAATTAGTCCTTGTAAAGTTATCCTCATTCTTAAAGGATCAATGTGTCGAATCTCTTGATTAGATAATTCTTTTACTAAAAACTTTAGATTAGTGAGTAGTTGAAAAGTCATCTGTAAATCCTGAGTCTGGAAAATCATCATCAATTAATTCTTCTAACATCATAAGACTTGAATTAATTTCTGTATATAGTTCAGAAAAATCTTTCTCCGATATTAGATTGTTATGTGTAGAAGCTTTCACATAATCTAGCACCAGATCATCTAAAGAAAGTTTACAAATATTTTTAATACTATCACCAGTATTAAGATATACAGCAATGTATAAACCATCCGTATGAATTTCAATCTGTGCATTTATTTTTCCTAATTCTAATTTAGATTCAAGCATAGTTATTTATCCTTTTCGTTAGGGTATTCAACGCTTTCACCATGTTGTTTCAATGCTGTTATAAAATGTGAATGATCCATTAAAACATTCAACAAAGATTGACGAGGAACTTTAATATCTTTTGCATTTTTGCGAGCTTTATCCACTGCTTTATGCAAGATATCAAAGTCCTCGTCTGAAGTATATAGTTTCATTACGCCGCTTCTAGTTCTCTAAAAGCTTTAGAACGCAACCAACCTTGTACTTTTTCCTGTCGCTTATACAGAGTATCAGCAGAACCAGATCGAGTAACAGGAAAACGGCTATCGTCATGACTAGCATAATGAGTAAGTGCAGAAACAAAAGCAAAGACATTATTGCCTCTGACTTGATTCTCATCAATGAACTGCGACCATAGTTTATTAGCCAGTCTGTTAGGGTTTCCCTCTTCAGAACCAGTAAATTTTTCTATAGTTCTTAGAACATCCACTGCCTCTACCTTAGTATCTGCCCATCGCTGATACTGATCGGCAATCTCATGATACTTTGCCATGCTTTGTTCAAAAGCTAATACAAAGTCATCTGAATCAAAGCTAGATGTATGACGTTTAGTAAATTTATCGTAGCTGCCAGTGATCATTCCGTTGGTACAGAATACATCAATCTCTCCAGCATACAAGGTCATACCATGCTTACCATCGTATCCATTCTTAAAAATATATCGAAGCATCAGATTAGTACGATGACCACTGGATGTTTCAATAGCTTTTGCAAGTTTAGGAAAACGATACTCTGACCAAGTAATCAGACCACCCTTACGATATCCCATAGTGTCCCTAATCTCCACACTTTCAAGGACAGCGGGATCAAAATAATTAATCATAGCCTTTTGAAGAGGCATGAGAACTTCTTCGTTCTCCACTGTCCGATAGCCGTCACCCACAATACTAAGGTATTCTCCGGTGTCCTGCTTTCGCAGCATTCGTTTACCTTTTGCAAGTGTTCCTGTCATGCCGCCGATAACAGGTTCTTCATCTACTTTGAAAAATACTTCTCGGTCAGTGTTGTAGAATTGGTCTAGCATTTTCTTTCTCGTCCTTTTCAAGTTGTTCTAATCTTTCTTCTATTTTTTTCTTTTCATACCTGTCATAAATGGAGCCACCCACCGACATGATTGTCAGTGGAAGGCACCCATTCAAGATAACTAATATAAAAAGAAAAGTCAAGCCTTTCATTTTTTCTTTTTCTTTTTTACACCGTATTGGTATTCGTTCTCAGTGAGAACATCCTCAACCACCCATACCGGGTGATCAAGGAACTTGTTCCCACTTTCCATGATCTCTTCGTAGAGATCGTTGTCGATAGCGGAAGCCATAACCTGCTTCCACTTGTTTACCATACCGTCACTGCGACGGCGATATTCTACTTTCATAGAATTATCCTCCATAGTTTTTAAGTATGTCAATCCAATACAGGTTTACATCTGACACCGAATGTGGGTTCAATCCCTCTTCCAGCATGTCTACTCGCACTTGATCTTCCATAGTCCAAGTTCCTTTTGCTTCAAGTACAGCAGAACGTATTGATGTGAAGTCGTAAACTTCGCAGTAGTTTTCCATTAGTCTAATCCCAGTAGTGATTGAGTATACATGGTAAGTAGTACCATGCAGAAGGATAACGCTATAACTATAAGCAGGTTTCTATACATCTTTGTACCAATCTTCGATGTCAGTCATAAAAGTATTTATATCCATCAGTGAGATATCTCTTACGTCTTCGACGTTAGCGACAAGGCAGATATAAGCGGCAGTCTCAGGGTCAATCTGAGAATACCTATTGTATGGTTGATTGGCAATCATATCGTCCACTCCCATTCTATGTTAGATCGAAAGTCTTCAAGTCCCTTTGCAAGTTCTGCCATAAGGCTTGGTATTTCACAAGCACTAACAACAATAAAGTTTTCGCCGTCTCTGAGATAAACTGTTCCAGTTCCGGTATCACTCACTTCGGCTTTAAGCATATTCGTTCTCCAAAATTTCGTTTACTTCCATAGCAAGATCATGCACTCCGGTATGTCCAAAGTCAAGAATTAATTCTGCATGTGCCTTACTATCTCGGTCGTTAAGCCCCCAAGTCTTGATTGTATTAATCAAAACTTCCTCAAGCTTATGATATACTTGTCCTTGGATGTCATCAATCATTCCATTTCCTCTAGTCGTTTGAGTGTAACCCTTTCCGCAACCTCTTCAATCCAAGGAAGATAGGCATGCGGATGCTTTTCAAGAAGTTCATTCAGAACTTCTTCAAAAAGATTTTCCCGAAGGATATCATTAGCAATGTGGCTCATAACTCACTCCATTTCTGGGCTTTGCCCACTACAGTAATTTCACTCTCTGTTTCAATCCAAACATGAGCGCCGCAAGACAAAGGCTTATCTGGACTATACCGTATTCGGCAGGGTCCATCAATAATAATATCTTTAGCATAGATATTATCTTTGCTTGTCTTGCAAGTTAGTGGCGGTTTTCTTGTATCATTCTTGCGGTTCTCTTTAATGATGTGCTGATTTACATGGATAATCTTTTTCATAGTTGCTTCTTTCGTTCGATTCCAGTCCAAGTATATTCTATGTCAGATGATACATCTGTCCATTCGTAGTCATACATCTCAGCAGCTTCGTCTTCGGCCTCCTCTTTTAAAATTTTTACTACTTCATTAGACAATGGGATAGAACTCTCTTTTACAAGCGTTACTTTCTGTACCATCGTCCGATAGACTGTTACTTCGTACTCCATTGCCTTTCTCCAAGGTTACATAAGTAGGCAGTTTTAAGACATGCCAAGGTCTTACTGTCAAGAGAGATTAGTTAGAGTTATCACAGGTGATCAAATCCTGCCCTATCTTTTGCTATCTCTTTTACACTTGCCAGTATTATCTCAAGCAAGACTAGGACAAACCTACGGATGGTCAGTCCAAGGTAGGCTTGACCTGCTGAATAAGTCGAATAGTATATACAGCACCTTTACTGGCAATATCGTCCAGCTTCCTTGCCCTAGCCTTACTTCAGATAATTACTGCTATATATAGTTCGTAAGAACTTCACTATATATAACAGTAATTACCTCCAGATTGTTTGTGTTTAGCTTTACGGCTGTAAGTCTTCTTAGACTTAACAACCTGCCGCTTGAACTGCGGCAAGCTCAAGGCATGCGCCTCAAGCCTTCTTTGTTTTATTTTTCTCATAGCCTTTCTCCAATTATTCATGTATGGTAGAGACATTATTATACTACAGGATGCTGCCGTTAGGCAACACCCCGTAGCAAATAAAGTTAATCTGTAACCTCAGGGACTAAACTCTGAAGCAAAGCTTCCCGACCTTCAACCATCTCTTGCTCTTTGTTATTTACTAATGCTTGGCTTAGTGCCAGCATTACTGTCGGGATTTGGGAGGGAGAAAGAATAATGGGTGAGCCATTAATCTTCTCCTCCATGTAAACAGTCCCACCTTCAGAGACTGTAATATCAAGAAGTGCAGTACTAAATTGAGCCATGATAACCTCCTAGTGATCTAAGAAAGTAATAGGTTTTTTAGATGACCAACACAACCCACAAGTCCCACAGTTTTCTGTTTTATCTAGCTGTACTGGGCATGTGATCCCGTTTGGTGCTGGATTGTGTTCGGTGTTAGCCGATAGATTATCGGATGGTAGCATGCTAAACCGGATAGCAAATCTATCAAAACCTATGTTATTTCTAACATCAAGCAATGCTTGTCCGATATGCCTTGACCACAATCCATCGACATTATCTTTGCCATAGTGATGGCGAGAATATCCATAGATATTCAAGGCAGGTCGAGAAAGCAATTGCTTTTCCCAAAATTTTACATACCGGACACTATAAAAATCTCCAAGGATGTGGAGACGGATAAGATATCCGTTTGGGTGCTTTTTATCTAAAGCATCTAGCTCGACTTCAAGGCGAGGCATTAGACCTGTAGGTCTAAACCTGTGCCCAAACGGCATGTTATTGCCATAGCAGTCAGCCCAATGCTCACAGGCACTGGTGCAGGTTTCCCGCTCGACCAAGGTCAAAGTATATATTGGAAAACTTTTGAGCCTTCCCTTTACCACTCGTTTGCCTATTTTCTTGTTGGTGCTAGGCTTTAGCACTTTGTGCTTGTAGTCCTCCACTCTAAATATATTCTTTTGATAAAGAGTGGTGCCATTTCGTATGGCGATATGGTCTTGAGCTAAAGTGGTCATTCCCTTTCTCCTCAGATAATTAATCATCTGCTAGGTTCGTAAGAACTTACCTAGCAGATATTTAATTACCCTAGCAGTAAGTGATGCTATAAGACAAGCCCTTATAGCATCGGTCGGGGGCAAACACTACGGATCAATTTGGCGTATCACCGTATCTTGTTGGCGTTCCCCCTACTACGCCACTCTTTGTCTGGACGCAGATAATTAATACCCTACAGGGTTCGTAAGAACTTACCCTGTAGGGAATTAATTAGCCGACGTTATGAGCAATTCGGGTTTTGTTTTTGGTATTGTTCTCATAAATGAGACGAATACCACTCGTTAGTCCTCGGACAGTAGCATTGCTACCGCCGTCGAACACCGATACAGAATAGAACGGAACATCGAAACGATGTCCGGTATTCAACCGATGGTAGCCATAGCCATACTTCGGAGACTTGGCATTGATACGGCGGGAGACTTTGACTGTGTTTTTACGCATAATTTTTCCTTTGCAAAAGTAAATGGTGATTTCTAGTGAAGGCTCACCACACCCACCAGCGTCTTAATTTTTAGGGCGTTACTGGCTTAACCGGGACAATCCCTCGCCCTGCAGAGACTAGGCTTTATGCCTAGCCTCTACACCTTCTGGAAGTTGATCCACATTGTGGATTACCTTGAAGCTGCCGCTATCATGAAGGATGCGGATTGGAAACCCGCCATCCTTGGCGGCCTTGAAAGCTTCAAAGCCTTCGGAAACCGGGAGCCACTCATTATTGAAAAACAACTGCGTTTGTTTTGCCATTGGATATCTCCTTTGTTGGCGGTTGAAATAATTAATCATCTAGCTAGTTCGTAAGAACTCACTAGATAGATTATTAATTAACTGAAGCAAGGACAGAACACAAGGGCTGGCCAGCTTTGCCTTGCACCTACCATCCCTTCGGGACTGACTGGCTTACTATCGGCAATCACAGATAGTAAACCGAAGGTAGCGAAAGCACCTTGGCTCTGCCCTTACTTCAGATAATTAATACCCTACAGGGTTCGTAAGAACTTACCCTGTAGGGAATTAATTAGCCGCAGAATTTCAGCAGCCACTTCGGTGTAGGCAGCCGATAGTGGTTGAGTGAACAAACCAACAGGTCACTTTGACCTGTCTTTACAAAGTCAATAAGATCGAACATCAGGTTTTTAATCATTAGACATCTCCTTTGTTGGCAGGTTAAGATAATTAATACCCTACAGGGTTCGTAAGAACTTACCCTGTAGGATATTAATTAACCTCAGAAGCAACCATCTAAGGTCGCTTCCACTTCAGCCAAATCACAACAAGTTGTGACAAGATTGCCAGTCGAATTTTCAAAGATATCAAACCCGCCACCACCTGCAGATACCGCAATGGTAACGTCGAGGTCTGAGAAGTCGGCATTGAGTATTTCGATATTGGTCATCATCATCTCCGATTGGTTTTAATTAACTATCTACTGCTTTCACAGAAAGCTAAGTAGTAGATATTAATTAGTTTACTTGTTCACACTCAGCAATGCTAATCCCCAGCAAAAGAGGATTAGGAAAAGGGCTAACATCATCAGCAGTCCACCAAAGCTCATCGCAATCTCCCTTATAAGTTAATTATACCCTTCACTACGTTCAGGGTTAATTAACTAATAGATTTACCTTTCGTAGAAAGGTATTTATTGAAGACTAGTCTTCATCATAGACTGTCAAGCCCTTCATCAAGGGCTATCAGTTTTTCATCGGCAGTGACATAAATGTCACACCAAACAGATTGTTGCTAACCCATTGTTTTATAAGTTATTTATCACTCTCTGCTTTCAAAGAAAGCTAAGTAGAGAGTAATAAATAAACACTTGATCTATGATCAAAATGTCACAGTCAAGCTAAATCTATAGATTTATCACAGATTTTTATAGATTTTTGTAAATCTTTCCGTAGGAAAAGCATTCTTTTGACGGCTGGCCAAGGCGCATATGCATTATGCAGCACCCCCACCCGCAAAAACGCATGCATGCATGTATATATAAAACAGACCCCTTGAAAATTTACAAAAAATACCAAGGTAACTCATCAGGGATACTGTTGCAGTAATATCACACCTATAAATTTTTTTTAACCGGGGGCTTGCGTAGTATTTAAAAATAGTGTATAATAGTCTATACAGATTACAGAGAACCAAAACAAACATATTTTGAATAATAACTTTAATAATTAATTTTAATAACAATAACAAAAGGTTAAATATGAGTTTAGAAGAAGGTATGGAAGAATCTATAGAGAACTCTATAGATACACTAGCAACACTAAGTACATTTCTAGATGATCTTGTGTTACAAACAAGTAAGATGGACTTTATTTCCTTTGTTCGTCTTGTTGCCCCTACAATTGTGTCTGATTGGAAAATGGGGAAACATATTAAAATTTTATCTGACAAACTTCAAAAGGTTCAGGATGGTGAGATCAAAAGGTTAATGGTCTTTTTACCACCCCGTAGTAGTAAGTCAGTCATTTGTTCCAAGATATTTCCAGCATGGTATATAGGTAATAATCCTCAACATGAGATACTGACGATATCTCATAGTGATCAGCTTGCCTCAGACTTCGGTAGGTCTGTAAGAGATATTGTAAATACAGAACAGTTCCAAGATATTTTTCCCGGTGTTACATTACGAAGTGATGTACGGGCTGCAGGTAAATGGAAAACAAATCTTAATGGTACATACTATGCTGCTGGTGTTCGATCACAGATTGCAGGACGGGGAGCGCATATAGCAATCTTGGATGATGCTATGTCGGAAGAGGACAGCTTTTCAGAAGCTGGTCGTAGGTATATTAAAGAATGGTATCCTGCTGGTTTGCGTACTCGTATTATGCCCGGTGGTTCTATAGTGATTATTAACACAAGATACCATCATGATGATTTATGTGGGTGGTTGCTGAAGCAGGAAGAAGTAATGGATATGGATAGCACCTATCCTTGGGAAGTTGTAAAGATACCTGCTTGGGTTGACGAAGAAGCTTCAGAGTTACTTGATTTACCTGTGGGTAGTTCTTATTTTCCTGAATGGAAGCCCGATGAAATACTACGAGTAGATGAAGAAGAGATTATTGCAAGCAATGGTTCAAGGTATTGGGAGTCATTGTACATGCAGAATCCTACACCAGAAGAAGGTGGGATTATAAAAAAGAGGTGGGTTGAATGGTGGGATTATGATGACCCGCCGTCCTGTGACTTTATTATTCAAACATTTGATACAGCCTTTTCTACAAAGACAACTGCTGACTTCACAGTTATTCAGACATGGGGAATATTTGACATGCCTGAAGAAGACTATGAAGGACGAGAGCTTTGGGGAAGCAATCTTATTTTGTTAGGTAGTACAAGAGGTAAGTTTGAATATCCTGATTTGAGAAGGATATCACAGGAATTATATAATGAGTACAGACCTGATGTTTGTATTATTGAAAAGAAAGCAAGTGGTCAATCTCTGATACAGGATTTAAGACGTAGTGGTTTACCTGTAATGGAGTACACACCAGATAAGGACAAAGTGTCTAGAGTGTATGCAGCTAGTCCTATGCTGGAGTCTGGACGAGTTTGGCTACCATCTAATAAACGATGGGCAGACGAATTGATGGAGGAACTTATTACATTTCCGCATGGGCGTCATGATGACCAAGTAGATGCTCTTGTTATGGCTGTGCATTACATGAAGGAGTCATGGCGGCTAGGACATCCAGATGATCCCAACTGGGAAGACGATGTAAATCCCCGGCGTCAAAAAAGAGTTGGTTACTGGAGGACTTAATATGGAGTTAACGGGTACAACTGTAGCTGATTATGTATTTATTTCAAGATAAGGGTTGCATAAAGAGATTTTTAGTGATATAATAGTGCTATGTTTCAATTTGAAAAAAATATTAATCATTCTTTAATCCGACCCAAATATGAAGATTATCGATGTAAAAAGAAAGACTGTACTTGTTCCATATCTGAAATGTGTAGGGGTAGATGGAATAAGTATGTAAAAGATTTATCACAACATATCTATTTAAAGTTTAAGGATACTTATAAAAATGGCGACTGAAAGAAATCCATACGATAAGATACCATCTGCTGAAGTTATTCAGATACCAGATCAGGGAGCCAATATTGAAATTGGTGAAACAGTATCCTTTGATATTGAAGAGGATGGTGGTGTTGTTGTTAGTTTTGAAAATGAATTTGAATACGAAGAAAAGACAGATATTAAAGAATGGTTTGAAAATCTTGCAGAAGACATGGAGGATTTTGACTTAGTAAGAATAGCTGAAGGTGTATATGATAGATATGATGCTGATTTAAATTCAAGATCAGAATGGGAGTCAATGTTTGAAAGAGGCTTTGATCTTCTTGGATTGAAGCTTGAAGATACATCAGAACCATTTGAGGGTGCCTGTACTGCTGTGCATCCCTTGTTGGTAGAGTCTGCTGTTAAGTTTCAATCAAAAGCTATTTCTGAATTATTTCCACCTGCAGGACCAGTTAAGTCTCAAGTTCTAGGAACCAGTAACTTTCAAAAGGATCAACAGGCTCAAAGAGTTCAAGAGTTTATGAACTATCAGCTTACAGAGCAGATGCCTGAATACTTTGATGAGTTTGAGCGGATGTTGTTCCATCTGCCGTTGATTGGGTCTGCATTTAAAAAAGTTTACTATGATGCATCACTTGAAAGACCTGTAGCAGAGTTTGTTCCTATTGATCAATTTTATGTATCATACTATGCTAGTGATCTAAGAAAAGCAGATAGATACACTCACATTATTTACAGAAGCCCTCATGATTTAATGAGAGAGATTCGTTCTGGAATGTATTTGGATATTGAGTTGCCAGATGCATATGTCCCAAGTCCTACACCTATATCATCTAAAATTGATACTGTTATGGGAATGTCCCAAACAGGTGAGGATGATCCACAATATGTTTTACTTGAACAACATTGTTATTTAGAACTTGAGTCTGATCCAGAATATTCTGAAGGTGTTGCTCTTCCTTATATTGTTACTGTTGAAGAGCAGTCTCGTCAGATACTAAGTATTCGTAGAAACTATCGACCTGATGATCCTACAAGAGAAAAGATTATGCATTTTGTGCATTATCGCTTTGTACCGGGCTTTGGTTTCTATGGGTTAGGGCTGATCCATTTCCTTGGCAATCTTACACTGACTGCAACTGCAGCTATGCGAGCCTTGGTTGATGCGGGTCAGTTCTCGAACTTACCGGGAGGATTTAAAGCAAAGGGTGTGAGGATTGTTGGTGATAACGATCCAATTGCACCGGGTGAGTTCAAAGAAGTTGAAGCAACTGGTATGGACCTTTCTAAGTCTATTGTTCCTTTGCCATATAAGGAGCCTTCCTCGACCCTGTTCCAGATGCTAAACTTTGTTACAGCCACAGGACAGAAGTTTGCTGATAGTACCGAACAGGTTGTATCAGATGCTTCTTCATATGGGCCTGTGGGTACAACGATGGCTCTTCTTGAAGCGTCTAGT